GCTGTCACCACTTTGAACCCTGCGTGTAGGATCATAGTGTTTGCAGGTACAGCGATAGCTTCAATAATATCGTTTGCTGCTAAAGCTGTGCCACCGTTTTGCAAAATGGCGTCAGCCATATCAATGTCGTTTTGCAATACAGTAAGCGCACCACGGAGTTTCTTATTCCCTGTTCCACCGTTGTTGGAAGTGGAAGCAGAGTTGGTTGACATAGTAATAGTAGCCATAACTAAATACCCCCTTACGCTGCGTTATATTTGGCAGTGACGATTGCTTCTGGGCGAAGAATCTTCCTACCGTATAGATGCATACCACGAACAATGTCAGCAAAGCTGTCAGGGTCACGATACGTTTCCGTTTTGTTGATCTGCTCTGCAGTTGCTACAGCAGAATCGTGTCCAGCAACAATCACACCAAAGTTAGTGTTCTGGTTGGCTGTACCTGATGTACCTGGACCATCTCCTACTGCTGGTAGGTTAGATGATGTGTACATACGGAAACCGTGGAAGTTGTTAATGACTAGGCCATTACGTAGTCCACCTGATTCACCATAGTCAGAATTCATAAAGCGGCTGTCTTCATCACGAAGTAGCTCCATGAATACCGGGTCAACTACGAGCCACCTTCCTTGTGTATCAACTTGTTGTTGATCAAGCAAACGGGCCATACGAGCTACTACCATTGCTGGTGAAGCTGTTGCAGTTGGCAGTGATGTAGCACCTGGCATACGTGCTGTCAGTGGAATAGAGTGATCCCCTGCAGACGAAGTTGTGATGTTGCCGAATGAAGACTTGATAAGCTTCATGCTTGAAAGCAATTCATCTGAGCCAGCAGTAGTTACAGACTTAGAACCATTTACTGTGGTGTTAGCTGTATCTGCAGTGCCATGTAGTGCAGACTGTTTAAAGCCTGATAGATAACCTAGAACGTCTTGGTCATACTGGTCAGACAAACGATACGCTGCACGGTCTGTGGCAAGCTGCATGAAGTTGACGTGTGAGTGTGCTTCCTCAATATCATCCATCTTAAAAGCAAAGTAATTCGCTTTGTCAATAGTTAATTGGAAGTCCTCATCGTCTAAGTCTTGCGCTGTGACTTGTGTGCCACGAGTGTATGCCTGTACGCTGATCTCAGGCTCTTTGATAATTTGAACGGTATCACCTTGTGCGGCAATCTCGCCAAAATAATCACTGTTAGTAATTTCTCCTACTACGGTAGACTTGCGGAATGCAAGCTGTACCTGTTTGGAGTAGATTACAGGACTAAAGTTACCATTAGGTAAATTCCCATAACCTGATGCTGATGCAAAAGCCATAATATATCCTCCATAGATGTTGCGGCTTATATGAATTAAGCTTAAACACTGTGTAAGAGGCTAATCTTTTTAGGGTGCAAGCAGGTTACACATTGGCCTTGTGTAAACTGATGGGCCTATAATTGACTAGGTAGGTCTTATCTTAGTAGTTCTTGGCTTAGTAGTTTAGGGATGTACAGGTAGCTATTACGTATAGGGCTGTACATCCATTAGTAACATACACAGTTATATACATTAATTGTGTAATGTCAATACTTATTTAACGTGCTGCCCCAGAAATATCGTACACAAACTTACCACTGCGTATTGATTCCATTATAGCGTCTGCATTTGCCTCATATTGTTGGGCTGTCATGCGTTGCACGTCTGACTCTTTAATCTTACCTGATGCGTCTTCTGCGTCAAGTCTAGTAGTACGTCTACTCTTTACTTCAGAGGCTGCTTCTTTAGTAGAACGTTTTTTAGCTTTGGTGTCCATACCGTTGTCAATCTTGTATAGATCAATAACTCGTATAACTGAACGTGGGTCATCTTGGTTTTCATATAGAGCGTCTTGTACCCACTTAGGTTGTTCTTCTGCCCAATTATGAAAGCTATCACTCTTGCGTAGCTCATCAAAATCTGAGTGCATTGCACGTATTTCATTCTCACTCTTAGTGCGATTAGCTTGTGCTGTAATCTTGTCTATTTCTTTAAGACGCTCATCTGCTTTGCTAAACTTCTCTTCTGCTTTCTTAGTAGCAATAGTTTCAACTATGGATGCAATCTCAGGGTATTTGTTAGCCCAAGCTTCAATACTTTCATCTGAAGACGGTGGACGCATCTTACCTTCACTAGTGTTCTGCATCTGAGCCTTGAGTTCTTTTATCTCTTCAGACTGTTTGTTTAGATGCTTGCGTAGATCACTGTACCGTTTTTTATACGTTCTTTCTTCAGCAGATAACGCCTCTTCTTCAACTTCTGTATTGGCCTCTTCTTCTTTGGGAGCTTCTTCTTGGGGTGGTTGGTTTCCTTCAACAAGGGCTTTAAGTTCGGCTTCATCTTGCTCTATACGTTTCTGGTTGGCACTACGTCCACCTTTAGGTTGTACAAATCCTGCATTCTTTGTGGGTTCCACTTGTGTTAGTTCTGGCATTAGTTAGTTCCTTTTTTATATGGGGCCAGCATTATTGCCGGGTAGCCTTATCGTTATAGTTTATTTTCCTAGTGCTGAGTCATCAAAAGAAGGCCCTTGTTTTGTTTCATCTTCATCATTTTCTTCTTTAGCACTACCAAAGGGGCCGCTTGGATTATCTTTATTACCAAAGAAGCTAGTAACACCTGTTTCTTCTTGTTTTAATCTAGTAGCTTCCCTACCTGCTTCACTAGCAGCCATTGCAGCCCTGTGCTTTTCTCCTAGTTTTAAATCATCAAAGGGGTCATCTTGATTACGCCCTTGTATACTATCAGAGTAAGCTCTTAGTTTTACTGCTTTATCTATAGCATCTTTTGATTTTTTTGCCGCATCTCGCGTATCTTTTTGTTTTGCAGCTAAATATGCTGTAGCTGCTGCGTTTTTTGTTGTTCCTACTTTTGGTACTGTATAAACACCTGCAAACATAGAAGTATCTGGTAATACATTTTTAGTAGAACCATCTAAGAAACCTAAACCAATACTATCAAACACTGTTTGACCTTCTAAGTTTTTAGCTGCGTTAAATGATGCTTTATTTGCTGCTAATATTTCTGCTGTACTAACACCGCCCTCTATTAAATCTGAAGTACGTTCATAAACTTTTTTTGCTTGCTTTAAACTTTCTGTCTGCGATAACTTAGCTAAAGCAAAACCACCACCTGGTATTATACGATTACCTACAATTTGTAGTAAACCCATATCACTATTACTTAGTTGTCCTTCTTTACCTTCAACCATGCTATCATTGTAACTACTAAAGTCTTGTTTTGTCCAATTAGTAACTTCTTTATTTCTAAAGGTAGGATCAGTATCTCTGTACTGTGGTCTAGGGTCTTTAACTTCCCTTGTCTGCGCTGCTGGTGCTACCTCTTCAGTCTCACCTTCAGTGCTTACATCAACATAACTTTTTAGTGCTGTAAGAGGTCTACCATTAAAGAATGCTACCTTCTTTGTACGTCCTGTTACAGGGTCTTTAACTGTACGCATCTCAAAGCCAGTAAAGATAGAGCCTGTACCACCGTAGCCACCATAGCCGCCACCTACAGGTTTAGGTACTTCTTTGTTAGCTATCTCATCTGTTATTTCATCACCTTCAGCGTAGCCACGCACAGTGCCACCGTAAGCCATGCTTTGTACTTCATCTGTAGGCACGTCATCAACTTCAGCTACCTCAAGCTCATCATCTCTGAAGAATGACTCCTTACCTTCTTTAATGCGTTGCCACCCTTCAGCAGCAGTCTCTTGTAAATTATTAAAGAACTCTTCACCAAAGTAATTGACAGTTTGTGCGTTTATCATAAACTCACCAGCACTGGCGTTGATGGGTACATCATCACGTACTTCTTCTGGTGTAGAACCTAGCGGAGCAGTGTTACCACTTACAGGATCAACTTGCTCTTTGAGCATTAGTTCCATCTCCATTTGGGCGTTACCTTGGCCTTGGTCTTCCATTACTTCGCCACCTTCATTAAAAGAAAATATTTCAGGGTCTATCTTTTTTGCTTGTTTTGCTAATACTAAGTGTCCTACTTGTATAACTTCAGATGCTGAAACTACAGCTTCCCCTGTTTTTCTGTCATAGAAAAAACCCCTTCTTGTAGGATCATAACCTAGTTGAGTCCATTCATCACTATCAAAAACATCTTTAGCTAATTCAAAAGCTTCATCATCTGTTTTATTAACAAAAGAACCTGTCATCACAGCAAAGGGTGCTTTATTTCCACCTTCTGCTACTTTTCTAGCTTTTTTAAGTGCTCCTGATTCAGGTGTTATAAATGTTACATCTTTTAAAACTACAGATGGTTTGTATACTGTTTTTAACTCAGGGTGTGTTAAAGTAGGAACCCAAACATCATAATCTGTGTATGCATCTATATCAAGCCTAGCAGTAATTATATCACCTTCTGGTATAGATACATTAAGACCTACCATAGGTTTTTTTCTTTTACCTGCATTTAAAGCACTAACAGCTTCAACAAAAGACGCTGGTTTAGGTACTTCTGTAACTGTTCTAATTGGGCGTAACTCATCAGAACGTTTCCTGTATGTACTGGTAAAAACACGTCCTTCACCTACACCTTTAGCTAACTCTTGTAGTTCTTCATTTCTACCTTTTAACTTTTTTCTAAAATCATCAGAGGTTGCATTATCTTTACGCCACATATCTATAGCTTCATCAGACAGACCTGCAGCTTCTACTGTAGGTACACCTTCTTTGATAGAAGAAATAGACTTTGTTACTTTATCTCCTAAACCCCTAACCATAGTTTTAGCTACAGGGCCAGCAGCAGGAACTAAACCAGCCACTTCACCTGCAACCATAAGACCTGCTCTACCATAACTAGGATCATCTTTTTGTAGTTCTTCTTTAATATCTCTTGCAGTTGAAACTGTACTAATACCAGGAATTATGTCTGCAATAAACTCAGCAGCCTTTGTGGATAAAACATCTTTATCTTTATTTCTAGCTAAAAAGCTATCTTGAAAGTTAACTGCAGAAGGTGCTACTTCAACACGTTCTTCATCTGACATATCAGCTAAACTTTTTCTGTAGTCTCTAGCTTGGGCCATTCACTTCATCCCTAAGAAAGGTTAATCTACGTAGTGCAGCTATCTCACCTTGCGCCCGATACATACCTTCCATTGTACTTTCTTGTTCTAGCTTGCGCTGGGCTGTACTTATCTTAGCGTCAAGTGTTTCTAAAAAAGAATCCCACAAAGGTTTGTCGTTCACTAGTTTTTTTATTATCATGTTCCTGTAAAGCCTTGCTCACCTGGTGTTGGTACTGTGCCTGTACCTATGTTGCCACCTCCTGCTCCTGTGGTGTCCTGTACGCCTGTTCCAGCAGGGGGTGTAGCCTCACTAGGATTAGGCGGTGGTGGTGCGCCCTCTTGCGGTGCGCCCTCTGGGACTGGCGGTGGTGTAGTAAACTTTTTGAGTATCTCAGCTTGTATAGCTGCATCACTTAGAGAGTTAGTTACCTTGTCAGGGTCTAAGTCCATACTCTTAGCTATCTCACGTATGATGTAGTCTGACTTTACAAAAGGCATAAGTGCAGGATTAGCTGCTACACCCATGAATTGCATCAAGCGTTGTGAGCGTACTTCGTTAGCCATTAAGCTTTCTGTACCTTGTGCCTTAACTTCTAAGTCACCCTTTATCTCTTCATCAAAGTCAAACTGCATGTTAAACGAAAAGAAAGCCTTACCTATAGGTGCAAGCAAGTAGTCATCAACGTTCTTTACAACATTTCGTATAGAGCCGTTAGCTGCAGACATAAGCATACTGATACCAGAAGCAGTCCTTCCCACTCCGCTAACACCTGTTTGACCGTGTGCAAAACTTGGGAAGCCTGTACTTTCATCAGCTAATACTCTCGCTTTATCAAATAGCTGCATGTTTTCACCAGCTACATTAGGAAACTTAGTGCCAAAGATGCCCTGTCCAGGTGCTCCACCCTGTCTTCTGAACACTTTGCCAGGATAAACGGATAGGTCTTGACCTGGTACTAAGTTAGTTTCATCAACTTCTATAATAAGATTACCACTTAGGGCTGCATTATCTATTGCCATACGCATAAACCCATTCATAAGGGTCTGTGTGTCATCCATATTTTCTGCTATACCTACCCCAAAGAAGCTGTAAGGGTTTAATTCGTATGGAGCAGCGTAATAAGGTATACGTGCTGGCTTAAAGGGGTTAAGCACTAAGCGCAGTACTTTACCGTTACATATCCAAGCATTAACGTTTACTTGCTCTGAGTTCTTTAACTCTTTAGGTATCTTAACGCCTTGCTCTTGTAGTATGTCTGTGTCTACGTAACCCCAAAACTCTAGTACTTCAAAGCGTTCAGGAGCAGAGCTATACGTAGCTTCGTCCTCCATGTCTTGCTCCCAATACTTCTTTTCGTAGGACTCACCTAGTGCAATAGCTTCATCTATGGATTCAGTCCTAAAGAAAGGTCTTGACTTTAAGCCACGCATTTGTGAGCGTGTCATGCGGTGACGCTCAACTACGTACTCAACGTCATCCATGTTGTAAGCATCAGGGTCAGGATAAAAGTTCCATATGGATACGTGACTAGTAGATGGTACAGTCTTTACTGTAGGGTTATACTCACCGTCATCACCCCAACTAGGATACTCTTTGTCAATGGCAAA